TGGACTTTCTGGTTGAGGTTGAGCGGGAACTGCCCCACCTGGAATACGTCACGACGCTGATCCACGAACTGATCCACTGCCGCCAATCGCTGGAGGGCAACCACGACGACGAATCCCGTGAGGAGGAAGCATACCGCCTGGAGCAGGTCTACTCCGACCGCTACTGCGCCTGGTGCGCCGTCTGATCTGTGGTACAATTATCAAGCAACCGACAGACGCACCGATGACCTGCTCCACCTTCCCCGCCCTGATCGCTGAAATCACCAACCCTGAGAACGGCACCATCTATTGGATTGAAGCGGCATACGCTGCCAAGCAGCACGGTCTGTGGGATGACTTCCGCACCGACTACGGCACGACATCTGACTTCGGCGGGGTCGACGCTGGTGAGTTCCTGGTGTGGTTGGGGTATTGACCCCTGCCCCTCTGACCCTGTAGAATTCCAAAGCAACCGACAGGCACCCATGACCCGCTTCCCCCTCGCTATGTGCTCTGACCTTCAGACCCGCCAGATCAAGTGGATCTCACGCCATGATCAACTGAAGAACGGATCACGCCCTTCTCAGTTCGTTCACTGGGGAGTGCCTGCTACCGCCATCGCCGCCCAGTACTCTGAGGCACACCAGCGGTAAGGGGTCGCCCCCTCTACCTCAAACAAAAAAAAACGCAACCGATCCTCATGACCACCGCAACCATCGACGGCATCCAATACAAGGTCACCCGCCTTCGCCCTGCTCATGGTTCTGCCGCTAACCGTTGGACAGATCGCATCAAGGGAGGCAGCACTCGGGTCAGAACTCATGGGGGTGCAGCAGGATCTCATGGCACTCGTATGAGCAGTGCCAACTCTGCCCTGCAGGATGTGCGGTGAAACCCTCCGATGCCCCGTGCTGTTCGTGCGGGGCATTCGTGATTTGACAGTTACGGTATAACGGTATCGTGATGTCGGCGCGGCCCTGCGATATAAAAACGCAACACTACCCTAACCTACAGAGGTGACAAAACGCGAGAGATATATTAAACTCTAAAAAAATTTTCCGGTAGGATTTTCCACCCCATGAGACCCCTTTATAATATTCCGAAATCCGCAATGAGATCTAAAAATAAACCCTATTGGAATTTCTGGAAGGTAGTCTTTGCGGGATGGTTAATAAGGTATCCACGGCAGTGCTTTACGATACTCGGAGTGCCGCTGGGATTTCTGATTGTTGTGATATATAATGCGGTAGCAAAATAAGAGTTACTGAAAAAAATTCGGAAAAATTTTTTATGACCGACAAGATTTATCACATATACGCAAAGGACCAGTGCATATATCACAGTCTCTCAAAGGATAAATTTGAGGAGACCTGGGAGATGTTGCACAGGATGGTTGAGTTAATTGATGTGAAATTAAAAAAAGAAGATTTTTCTTATGAGGAACTCACAATAAACAAAGAGGCAATTTTAAATTCCTCGCATTGACAAGACCATATATAGACTGATAGAATTGAACTGAAAGTTATTCAAACTTATGGCAAAAGGATTCACTGTTAAAGCAAAGGCACCAACGCCTACTAATACACAAGAATGGGATTATGATGCAATTAAACAACGGATGCGGGGCAAGACAATTGTATTTTGTCTACCTGGAAGAGGTTGTTCATTTACATTTCTAAAGAATTTTGTACAACTCTGTTTTGATATGGTTCAGAACGGAATGAGTATTCAGATTTCACAAGATTACTCATCAATGGTTAACTTTGCACGTTGTAAGTGTCTTGGTGCAAATGTTCTCCGTGGTCCTAAGCAAGAACCTTGGGATGGTAAACTACAATATGATTATCAACTCTGGATTGATAGCGATATTGTCTTTAATACAGAAACTTTCTGGCAACTTTGCGATCTTGCACTACCTGCAGAAGGTTCTGAGCGTGAAGTTGCAGCTGGTTGGTATGCCACAGAAGATGGTCACACAACCTCTGTTGCACACTGGTTGGAAGAGGAGGAGTTCCGTCAGAATGGTGGCGTAATGAATCACGAAACCGTCGAAAGCATCTCAAAGCGTAGAAAGCCTTTCACAGTTGATTACACTGGATTTGGATGGGTTCTGATTAAGAAGGGTGTCTTTGAGAATCTTGAATACCCTTGGTTTGCTCCTAAGATGCAAGTCTTTGAATCTGGTGCAGTTCAGGATATGTGTGGTGAGGATGTTTCATTCTGCCTTGATGCAAAGGATGCAGGTTTCGAAATCTGGTGTGATCCTCGCATTCGTGTGGGGCACGAGAAAACACGAGTTATCTGATGTATGTTTAACGTCTTATACAAGGGGCGTAAAATTTTTCAAAACCTCTCATATGAAGAATGTGTGGAGGTTTTAGAAAATCTCTCTCAGGAATACTATGAGAGTGGTGAATATGATCCTAAAGAAATTGAATTGGAGGAAATTTAAAAATGGCAGTTAAAACGAAAAAGTCTTCAAATACTCTTATTGAACCAAAACCCAAAAAATCTCGTCAAGGAATGGGTAAACATACTAAATATTCATCAAGCAGTCGCAATTCTGCAAAAAAACGCTATCGTGGACAAGGAAAATGAACGAAGAGGAACTTACAGTAGAACCTAAAGTTTTTGGATGGGTATCTGGATTACCCACAAGACTTCAAGAGCATCCAGATAAACCTGAAGTTTTTGAAGAGGAAGAATCTCCAACTGCAAGAGAAGCTCGTTTAGAAAGAGAAGCAATTATGGAACGTATGGCAGCAGTCGCAGCAGCAGAAGCAGCACTGGCAACAGGAGAACTTACAGTTGAAGAATGAGTAATATAAAAGAAATAGCATAGATAGAGCAGGAAGAAATTCCTGCTTTTTTAGTACTAATTTATGGCATATCTAAATCATAATCTTCCGACAATTACTTGTTATATTCGTAATGAATTTCTTTATAATCATAAAAAAGGTCATGGTGAGGTAACTTTATGTGATGTCCACTCCGTAGCATCCTTAGAGAAGCACGTACCACTCTTTGAGGCGTTTCTTGAGAATGGGGTGAACTGGACTCGTAGACCAATACATGCGTTTTGTTGGAAACCTGATGCGCCAGTACCCGAATTAGAAGAGTGTATGTGGTGGGATTGTTTTTCCCCTTATGTTGATATTCAAGTTCGTTCAAGACTTGCTAACTTACGTGCTGAATTGATCAATTATCGTGGAGAAAAGAATGAAGGAACTTACATGTTCACTCTTGATTGGTCATGGGAGTCTAAATCTACACTGAATACTAATTTTAGTGAAACCCCAGAGCATAAATGTGCTCATTTTTTCAAGATGGATAATGGAAACTTCTATGCATATCCTAATAATAAGATATTATGGTACGATGATGCATGGACTAAGAATAGAATTACCAAAAATCCAGGGTATGAAATAGATTTAACCGAATATTCCGTCGAAAATCGTCGAAAAATTGAAACATCCGACGATTTTATGTACGAAATTACAAAAATTCGGGATAGCAACCCCGTAAAAAGTTCTGATTTTAACGAATCAGGAGAACAAAATGGATCAAAAAATGCTTAGAGAAATTGCAAATGATGATTTAACCCCTAAAGCACATGATTTTTTCCATCAAAATGAAATTCATGAAAAAATTCGCAATGATGAAGACTATGATGATTGGGAATATGGAACTGAGCCAATATTTGGTTCAAAATCCTGATAAATACAATTACTATGTGACATAATTTAATGCCAATAGAAAGGATTAGTAAAGAATTTGTAGACGTAAGTCTTACTATAAAAGTTAATCCTGTGAATTTTGATATTCTAATATTAAAGAATGAAACCGCTATTGCGAGAGCAATTAGAAATCTTGTTTTAACCTATCCCGGAGAAAGGTTATTTAATGCAAACTTAGGATCTAGGATTTCAAGATCATTATTTGAAAATATAGATCCTATAAGTGCAAACAGTATTAAAAATGAAATTGAATATACAATAAGAACATACGAACCAAGAGTTGAATTAACTGAAGTAATTGTAGATCCTGATTATGATGCTAATAACTTCAATGTGACTATAATTTATAATATCATAGGAGTTGATGTTCCTACTCAAAAATTATCATTCGCATTACAGCCAACGAGATAAATGGCATTAGTAAACTTCACAAATTTAGACTTTGACCAGATTAGAACCTCGATAAAAGATTATTTAAGAACAAACAGTAATTTTACTGATTATGATTTTGAAGGTTCTAGTTTATCGCATATCATAGATATTCTTGCGTATAATACATACATCTCCTCATACAATGCTAATATGATTAGCAATGAGGTGTTTATTGATAGTGCGACGTTAAGAGAAAATGTCGTATCTCTCGCAAGAAATATTGGATATCTTCCAAGGTCAAAAACAGCATCATCTACGACGATTAACTTTTTTGTTGATCTAAGTGATGTGGCATCGGGAGATAATCCAGTCAATACCAATGAAGATCCAAATGAAGCAAGAACAGTTACTCTAAAGAGAGGTGTAGTTTGTAGTTCTTCTCAATCTTTTGGATCCGAATCCTACATATTTTCAACCTTGAGTGACATTACTGTTCCAGTTATTAATAATATTGCAACATTTAATAATGTTCCCATATATGAAGGAAATTATATAGAGCAAGAATTTACAATAAATCCATTTACACCCAATCCACCACAAAGATATATTCTAGATAACTCTAATATTGATTATAAAACAATCACCGTAAAGGTGAAAAACAGTGTAAGAGATACATTTGAATCCGAATATAAATTCGCAGATAGTTTATTCTCAATTGATGAAAATTCAAGGGTTTTCTTTTTACAAGAAGTTCCGGATGAAAAGTATGAACTATTATTTGGAGATGGTGTTTTCGGTAAGAAATTAGAAACTGATAATATTATTAAAGTATCTTATTTAATCACTAATGGCAGTGTTGCTGATAGAATATCATCATTTACCTTTAATGGAATTCTATTCTTCAACTCAAACGAAGCTAATGTACGTACAAGAGGTATATCATTAATTACAGCAAATAGTCCATCTTCTGGTGGTAGAGAAATTGAAGATGTTAATTCAATAAGATCTTATGCACCTCAAAACTATTCTGCTCAAAATAGAGCTGTTACTGCAAATGATTTTAGAGCTTTGGTTCCCAAATTATATCCAGAAATAGAAACACTGTCTGTTTATGGTGGTGAAGATTTGGACCCACCAGTTTTTGGAAAAGTTTTTATTGCTTTAAAACCAAAAAATAACGTTTTTCTATCAAATACCGCAAAAGAGATATTAAAAAAGAAAATAAAATCTTATACAGTTGCTGGAATTAGACCAGAAATTATAGATTTAAAATATCTTTACATTGAAATTGAGAGTGATGTTTACTACGACACAAATTTTACAAGTAAACCAAATGATGTTTTGACAAAGATCTTGAGAAATATTGAGAATTACTCAAAATCATCAGATTTAAACAAATATGGTTCAAGATTTAGATATAGCAATATTACTAGGTTGATTGATAATAGTGATAGATCCATAACCTCTAACATAACCTCAGTCAGAATTAGAAGAGATCTTAGGGCATCTCTGAATACACTTGCCGAATATGAAATTTGTTTTGGAAATAGTTTTCATGTTAGAAATCAAAATGGATATAATATAAGATCTTCGGGATTTAATATTGATGGCACTGCGGAAACTGTATATTTGGCCGATGCCCCAAATGATGACCTTGAAAAAGGTTCGATTTTTGTGTTCCGATTAGAATCGAATGGAATACCAGTAATTGTCAAACCATCGGCGGGGACTATTGATTATGTTAAAGGAGAGATAATTTTAAATCCATTAAATATAACAGGAACAAAAATATTCAGGGGGGATAACCTAATAGAAATCTCGGCACTTCCGGATTCAAATGATATTATAGGGTTCTT